GTTTCAGCCGAAGCCGAAGCTCCCATAGAGGGAAGGTTATTGCTTTTCAGCACCTTCACCCCGGCAACTTCAACAATGCTGTTTTTGGCGTAAGAGCCGACAGCGTTGGCCTTATCCGGGTGGCCGACATTCTGCACCAAAAGTGCATAATGATCGGGCGGAAGAACGCAATAACGCTCGCCATCATCAGGAACATCAACCTGATCCAGCTTAACAGCCGAATCATAGATGCCCTTGGCAATGGTAATCCCGGTAATACCAGCACCAGTTCCGATATTAACGGAACCGCTACCAGCCTTTTTCGGGGCCGAAACCGCCGTGCGGGAAGCGTTGACCACAAGCTGGGCAATGGTCTGATCGAATTTCTTCGCCAGAGCACGGCCAATTTCCTCGGTATAGATCGAGCGAACATCGAAGTGATTCTTCGCTTCCTCAATCTTAGCGATGAAGGTGCTGGAGGTCAGCAAGTTGTTAATGTCAATCACCTGTTCGCCGTGGGCGATGCCAGAGAGATATGAGTTTGCACCCACAGAATCCGTGAGGAGGTTATCCCCCGGAGTCATATAGCGGGTTTCCGCCGTTCCAGTAACCGGGAACGAAGCGGATTTGCCACTCTCAATAGTGCGAACAAGGTGCAGAGGCTTGAAAACCGCATTGGTTTCAAAGGTAGTCAGCACTTCACCCGCAAACTTCTTGAGAAACAGCGTATTAGCGTCACCAGCGTTGTTTACACGGCCGGGACGAGAAAAGGTTGTAAGAGCCATTTTCTTTGTTTCCTTTCGGGTTAATATTAATCAAACAATGTCAAAGCCACTCAGCTTTAACGCTTTTTGATTGGGATGTCCGCTTTCGACAGCTTAGTTATCCCTCCGTAGAGGGGCTAGTGCTACTTGACTAGATTCCTTTTTCAAAAATCTATTTTGAGTCCTTAGCAGAATTAAGTGGGCCTGTCAACCATCCTTCTGGAAGTTTAATTTCATTTTCTGACAATTCCCACTCTTTGCCGTTCCAAAAATACACCTGACCCCTTACATTTGGGCCTATTTTAAATAAAGCGTCACTTTCGTGGACTATTACTACCTTTTTGCTTTCCGATAAAGTCGCACACCCGCTTATTCCAACGCTCCCTAACATACAAAGGAGGAGGCCCAAGTTCTTCAGCTTTAGCTGGTTTTGAAGCATCTTGAGCCTCCCCTTTGATAATTCGGTATATAGCCATCAGTAGGGCTTCTATAATAGCCCCAAACACGGCTTAACTCCGATTCTTAAACTTGTCCCAAACCGACCAACCAAGGCCAATAGAGGCAACAATGCCTCCAACAATGGCCTCAGTTTCGGCGTGACCAACAACACCCTTGGAAACAAGCAAAGCACCAAGGGCGGTTAGAATGTGCCTAGCAAGGGATTGAATAATTTCTTTAGTCATATATTTTTCCTTTCTTTACTTACAGAACATTACTATTTGCAAGCTTCCGTTCAACATCTTTTCTGTAAGCCGAATCATTTTTGTAACGAGGGTCAGCCATAGCACTTGTAAGCTCAGCAACACTACGAAATGCCGAACTTGTGGTTTCAGATTGAGTACCGCCAATAAGCTTAGGCTGTTTACCCATTGAAGCCTTATACCTAGCGTACATACCCTTTACGGCAAAACTAGCTTGGCGTTGATCCCCGGTTTCAAGAAAAGCATTGTAAGAATCAATCTCATCCTGAGAAAGATTTTCCAAAGCCCAATTGTGCATTTCTTGAAAGCCACTTTCACCGCCAATCTCAGACATTAGTTGCTGAGAGCCTTGATTAGAAATGGCAACTTGCCCATTAATATAGGCATCCACAATGGAACGAGGATAACCCATTTGGGTAAGCTTTGCGTAAGACTCTTGACTAAGCTGGCCTTTTTCAAAGTATTCCTTGGAAAACCCTGAAAACTTATTTTCCCATTCCTGAAAAGCCTTTGTTTCCTCAGGGGTAATTTGCTGTTCATTTGCCTGATTGTTTTCAGGCTGATTTTCTTGGTTTTCCTGTTGCCCACCAAGTTTCTTTTCAAGCTCAGAGTAGGCTTTTGCCATCTCTTCAGCACTTTTAAATTTTTCAGGAAGCCAATCAGGTTTTTCTGTGCTAGATGCCACATTGGTCTGATTGGTTTGAACCCTAGGCTCAATCGCATTAGGGGCTGGTGTGGGCGTGGCTTGTTCGGTATTCACCGGGCCAGACGCATTCGCTGGAACCTGAACTCTGTCCATTTTATTTCTCCTTGCTTATTTTTGTTTACTGCTGAGTTTGTTGCATCTGCTGTTGCATAGTTTTACCAGCGACATCAGATATTCCCTTGATTGTCTGAGGCCCAAGGTTATTTGTCAACTGCAAAGCCATAGATTGTTGTTTCTGCTGTTCTATTTGCTCAGCAGTTTTTACAAGACCTTCTGTATCAATATTTAACGCAGTAGCCCTACGCTTAAGATAATTTTCAATATTTACAAATTGCATCATTGCTTCAGGGCCAAAAATTTGAGCAAGCCCAGACAAGAACAAATCCAGCTTGGTAAGGTCGTTTCCACGACCAAGGGCTTCCACCCCGGTAATAATCATAGGACGAATCAAATCATTCTTCGGAAGCTTCGGAAGGCGACTAGCCTTGCTCATCCGATCCATAATGCGAGACACCATAGGAAGCTGGAATTCTTGGCTAAGGATTGAATAGGCTCCCCCAAGGGCAGTTTCCAACTCTTGAGCCATAAACCTAATCTCTTGGGCTGTTACTCTTTCTGCGTCACGCTGAACAGAAGAATTAAGGAGGAAAGCAAAAGCTAGGCGGGTTTGAATCTCCACCATAACTTCTTTTGCCACCCGGAAATCTCCGTATTTTTGAAGCTGAAGGGCGTTAACATCGGCCACATTCCCAGAAACAAACTGGCCGTTTTTGGATTCTGCCAAAGATTTAATTTTGGTAGTACCATTAGGATTAACTAAAAACAACACTTTGGAGGCAGAAGCCGAACCCTCCACAATAGCTTGTGTAAGGGCTTCCAAAGAACGCAAATCCCCTAGGTACTCCTCAACCAATCCACGGCCATAGTCTTCTCCATCAATACGGCTATAACGAAGAGGGATAAATGGGCACTTATCAATAGGGTATTCTCCATCAGATTCAGGAACCATTTCGCCCTCAATTTCCTGATACACTTCCCACTTATTGTCTTTGCGGTGGACACAGGTATAAATGTCAACGCTGTCGTCATTAGAATATTCTTCGCCTTCTTCTTTTTCGTGCTTTTTATACATTGCCTTGGCTTCGTCAGGAAGGGCAGAAGGAGATACGCACTCTTTTGTTACAATATTTAATACATTTCCAAAAGGATCACGTTTAACAACATAGTTCTCAAGTTTAAACACCCGCATACCGCCTTTTTCAGGGAAATAAATAAGTACATTCCCGGCAACAATAAGGTGTTTTAAAGCTTCAAAAATCGGAACACGCAAAGCTGAAGTTTCAATTTCCTTGCTGACTGCGTTCTCAATTTCAGCCAACGCTTTTTCCATTTCAACTTTTAGTTCTTCCCCGCCACCAAGTTTTTTTAATTTATAGGGATCAATTACCAAACGAAAGAAAGAGGCGTTTGGCGGAAACAAAGCAAGAAGAAGCTTAGAAGCAATGTTATTAACTCCCCTTGCCCCTACTCCCTGAAAAGGAGTTTCGTAGTTGCTGGCGTTGCTGTGTCCAGCAGGGGGAATCAATGTTGGAATGGTCAGTACAGAGCAATCTCTAGCCCTCTGCAAGTAAGTGTTGCGAGAAGTTTCTAGCTCTGCGTACAGGGCTGAAGCTGTTTTGCTCATTAGGGAAGAGGAAGCCCAACTCCAAGAGTATTTTTATAAATAGAATAAAAAGTAGAAATATTTATGTTTGTATCAAATATAGCTTTAAATGCTAAATAAGAAGCTGGTGGGGCAATAGCATAATCATAACCCCCATAAGAATTAGCTGAACTAATTTGAGGGGTATTACTCCCTGCATATCTAGTTCCTACCGATATTCTATCAAAAACAGCGGCTTGAGAAGTTGAATTAGATATAGATAAAGGGCTGGAATTGTTAATACTGCAAGTAACACTAGAAGGGGTTAAAGTTGAAGCAATAAACCTAGACCTATATGTGTTAGTAACATCAGGGGTTTGAACAAAAGTTGAAGCATTTTTAATACTACCCCTATATGCTCTATTTTCGTCCCCATTGCAGATTAAATCGTAAGTTCCAGAGTTACTATAATTATTAGTTGAAAGCTGTAAAATCAACGGAAACCCGGCAAATCCGTTCATAACTACATTAGTGTTCATCACGCTAACCAGAGAAGCGTCTGTCCAAGTATTAGTGCTACCTAAAATTGTACTTAAAACTGATGATCCATCGTTTGTGAAAAGACCTTGTTCAGTTTGAGTCGTCCCAGACAAATAGTTTAAAATTGATAAATTTATACTGGCTTTTCCTCCCAAAGAAAAAGCGGTTCCAGAAGTGTTCCCATTTTGGAAATTTCTTAAAGGCCAGCAAACCATATTATTCCAAATCCCGGCATTTTTAACCTGAACAACAAAAGAATTAATTAAAGTTTGCGGATTTACACTAATAAATGTGCTTTCAGAGGTATTTACTGAAATTCCAGAAGAAGCTGTCCCAAAATCTAAAATACCACGATCAACTAACGGCCCTTCAAAATTAAAATAAAACACCAAATTAACAGGATTAAGAACCAACCCTTGATCTCTTACATTTCCTGAATTATAAAAATAAGTAATATTTGCTTGAGTGTGCTCAACGGAGCTAACCCAAAAGTGTTTTAACCCGCCAATAAACGATTGATTTACGTTTTGAGGGTCTTTATCTCCAATAGTAAAACTATTATTATTGGAAGTAAACGCAGTTGTGTTTAAGCTTATTGCCGATCCTACCAAAGAGCCGTTTACATAAAGCCTAGCTAAATTTGTCGACCTATTTAAAACAAAATAAAAATGAGTCCAAGTGTTGTTAACTAAAGGTGAAGAAAGATTAAATATTAAAGTTTGAAGCCAAGATGATCCTCCAACATTTCCATATAAAACTTGTATTTCAGAAGAATTTTGGATTCTAAAAGCATATTCTAATTCTTTACCAAAAATCCATTGAGTACGGCTAACGTCAGAAATTTTAGCCCAAAAAGAAAACGATCTAGCTAAACCAGCCGTAAGTTTGAGTTGATTAAATTTTCCAGAATTAGTAGAAGTTAAAGAAAATTTAAAATAATTTGTTCCGTTAAACTCGTGATAATTTCTGTTTACAGATAAAATATTAGCCGAATTAGGTATTCCTCTGCTAGTTATATAACTAGAAGCGTCAAAATCAAAATTATTGATTCGGCTGATTGTCCCCAAAGACAATCCTGTACCTAAACTAGGCATAAATACCCCTGCCTATTAACTGCCGAAATAGGCAATAACAATTCCAGAATGAAGTTGAAAAGCAGTAAATGTTCCGTACAAAATAGTCCCTGCGGGTACAAGAACCGCACTACCAGAAGTAGTGTTTGCCAAAGAATCGCTGTTTGAATTTGCAGATGCTAGGGCTGAAGGATTTGTCAAAGTATGGAACCTAGCATCATTAATGATTTGAATAGCAAACCACTCTCTTCCAGTAGGTGCATTGTTTAAAACATTAGCGGTTGTCTCTACAAAACAACCAAGCTGGCCTAAGGCAATTCCTTGAGTAAAAGACATATATTATCCTAAATAAGAAATTCCGCTGTCAATTCCCTGATCCTGATAATCATTAGTCATCATAGGGTCACGATTAATTTTGAAAATAGAAGTACCCAGACTTTGGGAACGCTCAACATCAGCCATTGTTTGTTCCCCAGCAGGGCCAACCGGGCCAGCCATAGGGGATGGAGGAGGTGGAGGAGAAGACACAACTGAAGGAGAAGGGTTATCCCTGTAAACAACTTGGGGAGCACCCCCACCGCCACCGCCCATAAAACACATATATTTATATTCCTTTTTATTATCGCATTCTATTAATCCCCACACCTGATGGGGTATTTATTGCAAATTGCGACATTCCGCTTGAATAGCCTCTCTTAGAGGTTTGTCCAGCAATATTTTGATTAGCTCTCCAGCCTTGAGAGCCAAATCTACCAAGATTCACACGAGAAACAGGAAAATCGGTTACGGCTCCTGTACGAGGATCACGATATTTAACAACAGGAGGAGCATTCCTAGTCTGATTAACAGAATTTTTAAAAGCCCTAACAGAATTACGCTCTCCAAGCATTTGTGCCATCCTCCCTCCACCAGTACCAAGCCTACCAAAACTAGAAACCCACGGCCCCTTGGTAATGCTTCGATTCATAAATTGGCTATTTGCATTAGAAAAAAAACTTCGTGCAACAGGGTTGTTAGCCGAAACTCTTGGGCCAGAAACACGAGGCCCGGACATATTTGACCTGTTAAGTTGCATAGCAGAAGGCAACCTCAGAACAACCCTTAAAGGAGCGGATCCCCATTTAGCCATTGTAGTATTATTCTTTAATTAATATGTTTTCGTTTTGATCTTCGTAAGCTTTTTTAATTAGCCTAACTATTTGCCTCTGTCCAGCATAAAACCATACTTCTTTTTCACTCATTGAAAGTTCAGGGCACTTTTCAGGGCATCTTTCTTCAAGAGCCTTTACAAGTGCTTTACTAATAGGAGGTAATGAATCAGGCTCTTTTTGGCTCATTTATAGGTTTAGGTAAATCATCCAGTTCTTGTGGCAACAATCCAAGCTCAATCTTGCGTTTTGTCTCAATCAAAGCAAGTATATTCCAAGCCCCGGCAACATCGTGCCTTTCATCCCTGTGTCCCTCTAGGTGGCGAAACAAGTGGCGAAGTGCTGAATCCATATACCGGGAAAGAGGCTGACCAAGCTCCCAATTACGCTCCGCATACTTTAAAGCCCCTTCTTCCAATTGCCTAGCCACAAGGTGTATAGCGTAAGGCATAAGAAGGTCATACCTTCCCTTTTTTTCCCTAGTGTCACGAACAGAACCAGACTCAAAATGCTGGCGTTTACCAGAATCTTTAACAACTACTTCTTTTGTTTCCATTGCTCCTCCTCCTTTTGAAGTTCAAAAACTATACCATATTCGGGAACATCAGGGTACTTTGTTGCTTGCTGTGTGCTTCCTTGCGGAGTGCACCCGGCCAAAAGCAAAAATAAAATCGCTATCATATTTCAAATTCCAAAACAGGAATGTTACACTCCCTAGCAACTAAAGCTTCTAACAAAGCTCCAGCACTTCTTTCAAACCCCGGAAGAAAAAGAATATAATCACAAGTCAGTAAGTTCTTTATGTCTTCTTTTAGATATTCCCACCTTTCACGAGTGGTGTCCCGGTTAAAATTATTAGCCGGGTTAACAGGGATAAATCCCATTTCCCAAAGCCGTTCCTCTTTGTAATCAAACATAGGATAATTATATTCAGGTAGCCCGGTCATTGGCCCTGATATATAAACTCTCTTTCCCTTAGTCTTTCGACTAATTGATTTTAGCTTTGCCATAATTTAACATTCCCTGTCTTTTTGTCGTATTCTCCTGACCTAAGAATCCTAGCTACTCTAGCTTGGCAAAGGGCTTCCTGTTCCCCAAACCCTGCCTTTTTAAAAGCACCCTTAACAGCTTCCCACATACTCTCAATCTTTGTCAACCCGGCCAGTACTGCCTCTGCCTTTTTGGGGCCAATCCCCGGACAGCCTGTGTAATTGTCGGCTAAATCTCCTGTAAGCGTTTGCGTCATAAACGCTCGATCAGCATCAACTTCGCTTACTTCAAAAACACCATCTTCAGGCTTGTTCCAATTATAGTGCCTTCCCGGTACGCTTTTAAAATCCTTATCCAAAGAAACAATTATTCCTCCATCTTCCAACGCCAAAAGCGAAAGCACATCGTCAGCCTCGATGTTTGGAAGATGAACAGCTTTATAGGTGTATATAAGATGCTCCCTCACTTCCCCAAGGGCTACAGGCTTACGCATCTTTTTCCTGTGCTCTTTGTATGCTGGTAAAATCTGCTTACGAAAATTATTTGAACTGCTAACAGCAACAACAACTTTATCTGCCTTCAGCAAATCCTTAAGCTCCTCAATAAACACATCAGTACGCTTTTTAGCTTCCCTTACATCAGCGTGAAGCGTCCAAAAATCATTACCCCAATCCGTGGACTGCTCAGCCAAAAACGACTGCTGGTATGCCACAATATCTCCATCAATATAAATTGTGTTCTTGCTCATAGATAAACCATTCGTTTTAGCTGTTTAAGTTTCAAGTTTATTTTGTCCTTTTCAGCAACACCCTTGGTATGGTGAGCCTTGAGGAACAACTTTGCTTGATCCTTTTTCTCACGCAAAAAAGGGAATAAGGTTGAGACAGCCAAATATGCTCTCTCTCCGTGAGCCGTCCAACTAAAATAGTGTCGGTTTCGTCCAGTAAATGTAGCTTTTCTTTTAATGTGTCTAAACCTACCGCCAAATAACTTAAACAATCTATGACAAACTTTTGGATAGCAAGAATCCACTTTGATTGTAATTGATCCACAGGCAACAACCAAACAACCCTCTCCATCCACATATCCCGCAAGGTAGCTAATTTCATTGGGTGCAATGGCTTTTAGATTTAATGCGTCTCGGCCCAATTTTGGCCTATCCGATACTCTCCTGTGAGTGGACATTTAAAGTTAAATAATTTCCCGGCATCCTCTATGGATGCAACGGCTGTTTTGCCGACTTCATCTGCAATATCCGCCCTGCACTCGATCTGCATTTCATCGTGGATATGGGCTACTAGAGCATAATCAGGCCCAAAGATAAAGCCTAATTTTTGAAGCTTTTCCAGTAATAATATAGTAGACATCTTCATAACCAACGCCCCAGCACTTTGTAAAAGCGTGTTTAAAGCTGAATGATTACTACGAATAGGTAGCTTTCTTCCGTCCAACCCAGCCAACCAATTCCGTTGCTTTAGAGTAAAGTCTATGCTTTCCTTAAGTTTCTTTAAAGCCGGGGTCTTTTCTAAAAACTCTCGCTTAATCCTTCGTCCTTCGTCCTGTCCTTTTCCGATAATGTTACCAATTTTTTCATCCCCTGCCCCATACAAGAATGCGTAGATGAATGTTTTCGCATCATCCCTCGTTGGCAATCCAGCGGAAGCTTGATTAAGGGTGTGGATATCCCCTTGTATAATTTCGTTTGCGTAGGCTCCTCCATCGTATCGAGCCAAATAGTGTGCCAAACACCGCAACTCCAACCCTGAAGCGTCCGCCCCCACCAATTTTTTACCCTCCCCAGCAATGAATAATTCTCTACATTCTTTTCCATATTCGCTCCCTACCCTAGGTACTTGGGCTATGTTTGGTTTAGAATGTGTGCAACGCCCGGTTATTGCACCATTCGTATTTACCCTTCCGTGAATCCGCCCATTGGGGCGAACCAACTTTAACCAAGCTTCGTTCCCTTCTGCAAGCTGTCCAATCCTCTTTTGAAGGAGGAGATATTCAAGCAGGGGTTTGGCCTCTGTATAGCCCATCCCCGCAAGAGTTTGAAGCACCGCTTCATCCACTTTGGGTTTTCCATCAGGGGTAAACTCTTTTGGCTCCCACTTGTATTTCTTTTTAAATCTTTCCGCAATTTCTTCCCGGCTCCCCGGATTGAATGGTATCCGCCTTTGTTTTTGCTCACCCTCTTGTACTAGGCTTAAGCCTTCCTTTTGGGTTTTGTCGTTTTCTTTTGCCCAGCGTTTCGCCTCTTCAGAGGCTTCCGCTTTGGTGGAGTAGGTTTTGTCCAAGAAAACATAGCTTCGGGATTTAAGTCGCTCAACATTAGGCTCAAATACTCGCTGAAGTTCTTGCTCCAGTTCAACCCTGCGTTTAGCCATCTTAACATATAATTCCTCCGCTTGTTTTTTGTTAAATGCAAAGCCGTGCTTCTCCTGAAGCAATAAAGCCTGTGCAAATTTGTGTTCCAAATCCAAAGCAACATCAGAGTAATTCTTAAGCTTAATGTTTTCCCAAAGCTTTAAAGTTACTTCGACATCCTTTACGCAATAATCCTCCATCTCCTTCGACCATCGGCTAAAATCCCCGCCTTCCTTAAAGTCACCCTTGCGTAAACCAATCCGATAACCCCAAGCTTTTAGGCTGTGAGAACCAATCAACTGCTTAGGAAACCAAGCATTCTTCCTAGCAAAGGAAAAATCTTTTTCCCTTATGTCGGCCCAAATCAACCGAGTACAAACTAAAGTATCCCGAATAGAAGCCTGAGGGTAAGCGTTATAAAGCTTAAACAAAACAGGAATATCAAAACCCAACACATTGTGCCCAACAATAATATGTTCTTTTGGGTCTGCGTTAACCAAAAAATCAACGCCTTCCTGAACAGGGTTATGCCCTTCGGCATCATTATACCGGGTGGTTTTGCCTGTCTTTGTATCGTGAATCACAATACAATGTATGTTCTGCGTTTCGTCCAACAATCCATCACTCTCCAAATCAAACACAAGTGCGTTCATTTTGTGTCCTCCTGTTTCCGTGTATCGTATTTTTTCTGTAGTCTTTTGGCAATAACTAAAACCATATCAACCCGCATTTGAATTGTTTTTAGCTTTAGGTTTTTGCCGTGGTCTTCGCCCTGCCTGTACTTTCTGAGCCGTTCTTGGGCTTCTTCCAAAAGGGCTATACTCCAACCTATTTCTGCCTTTATCCCCTTTGTCCTATGCTTCATTGTAGCTCCTCAGGTAAATCAACCGGGGCTTCTCCCATATCCACAAGCCGTCCCCTTTCGTTGTCATATTCCAAATAAGAAGCTATGCCTGTTTCCCCGGTAAAGCGGTTCTTCAGGATTCTCACAATTGTTCTATTTCTCTGTGCCTCGTCTTGCTGATTCCGTTCCAGCCCAAGAACCATATCGCTTAATTGAGCAATACCAGCAGAACCACGAAGTTGACTAAGGCTGGTGCTGGCTCCCTCCTCGTGTCCCCTTCCTTCTGGCCTACGAAGATGGCTAACAATAATCATCCCTACTTTTAATTCCTCAACTAAGGAACGAAGCTTAGTCATTGTGTTGTCAATCAACCTCCGTTCATCTCCGTCACCCATACCAGAAACCACAATGCTAAGATGGTCTAGGATAATCCAGCCACACCCACAGCCTTTGGACATATAGCGAATTCGGTTCATAAGATTGCTTGAATCCATTGAACCAAAGTGGTCATAAGTAAAGAAACGCCCCGAAGCCAAACACGAATCAAAGGCTTTCTTTAATTCTTTTTCGTCTATGTCCTTCCTTAAATGAAGAGGAGTAGACATTTCAATTCCCAATATCCCCAAAGTTGTACGCCTTACTGATTCTTCCAAGGCAATGTAACCAACGCTTTGGCCGTGTACCAACAAGTGATGGCTTAGCTCCCGGCAGAACTGGCTCTTACCAATCCCCGATCCAGCGGTTATGGTTACAAGCTCCCCCTTCCGCAATCCGTGGGTCATTTTAGTAAGCCCCGGATATGGGTATGGAATAGCCTCTTGAAGGTCAACTTTAGTTATATATTCCCAAAGATCAGTTCCGCCAACAATCCCATCGGGCCTGTACTCCTTGGCCCTCCACATTGCGTCAATAACCTCTGTACCCTTCCCGGCCACAAGCATCTCATTTGCATCCTTTAATGGTAAGCTCGCAATCCTAGCCTTCCTAGGGGACAGCAAAGCAGAACACTCCTTGCTGGCTTGTATCCCCGGCTCATCGTTATCAAACATAAACACAACCACCTCAAACTGCTCAAGCCATTCCAAGTTCTTAGCCACGGCTTTGACCGCTCCCTGAGCACCATTAGGGACAGACACTACAGGCCACTTATTCTGGTAAAGCTGGCTTACGGAAAGAGCATCAATTTCCCCCTCCGTAATCGTAACCATTTTAAAATTCCCCTTCCAAAGGTGCATTCCATAAAGCCCCATCCTGTGCCCATCGCCAATAATTTTAAAATCCTTGTTAGGAAACCGAATCTTTTGGGCAATAACCTTGCCGTCCATATCCTTGTAATTGGCAATCTGAACTGGCCTACCATTGTAGTGCCCGATCCTGTAGTCCCACTTCTTACAAGTATCCAAGGTCAGTCCCCGCTTGTTTAAATCAATATGTTCACCATCTACAAAAGCTTCCTGTGGCATCATTTCAATCATCCTCCTTTGTGCTGTGTTTGTTGTGTTGCTGTCCGCCTTAAAATACGTCCTGCAAGCAAAGC